GTTGTGTTTCAGTATTTTGTTTTGTTTTGTTTTCGGGCGTGTCGCCGTTTTGTTTGTGTTATATTGTAGTTATCCGATTCAAGGGGAAGGAAAAATAAAATGCTAACTTTACCGCACATGTTACCGAGTTTGAGAAGGACAATCGGAGGGGAGAATGATGATGGCGACTAACATATAAAAGTAAAAGCCCCTAGGCCAACAGTCTAGGGGCTTCCCTTATGTCATACGAGGTATTGTGTCGTACCTTCTACGGCTTTTAGCGCGACGTATCGTGTCTTGCCTGACCCGCCTACGTAGTGTGCCCAAATGTACCCGTCTGCGACGGTGGTGCCGCTCATGAGGTTGACTGTCTGTCCTTTATGGTATTGCGCCACAATACAGCTGTTAGTGCTTGGTGCTGAGCGCACGTTGAGCACTGGCACGTTGACGCGATAGGTGCGCGCGATGATTGCGACGGCATTGGCGTTACCGTTGCCACTGTTGTTGTTTCGAGGGTGGAAGTAGCCTATGATGCCGTTTTTGCTGATATTAAGGTATCCGGCTTTGTTGGGGTTTTGTGACATGGTTGTGAGTGTGCCGTTGCCGTTGTCTTTGATCACGATGGCGACGTGGTTCATGCCCTTGCGTTTCCAGAATGCCACGTCTCCGTAGGTTGGCGTGTAGCTGGCTGACTCTTTGGTGAAAGCCTTTTGCAACGCGCTGGAACGTCCGTAACGTGCGGTGTACACGCTTGCGGCATATCCGTCTACGGTGTTGGTGTCGGCGGCTGGAATGCCGTATACGTTGTGCGCGTAGCTGCTCCACAAGTCCCAGCATTGTCCGCCGTAGGCTCCGTCCATGTCGATGGTTTTGCCGTTGACTGAGTTAATCCACTCTTGGATATTCATTTTTCGCTCCTTACATTGTTTGTGTCAGATATAATGTTGCCGTCACCCACGGCGTTGTCGTGATAAGCATGAAGATGAATGCGGCACGGTGGAACTGTGGATATTGGACGGCGAAGGATGCGAACCACATCGCAATTCCAATCGCCGTAAGCCCGCTCAATATCCAATATGAGATGATAGGGTTCATTTGCCGTGCTTCGCGTTAGGCGTGTTTTGGGAAAATATCGACATGAATGGTGCGTTCGCTAATTCCGGATTGATCGCTGTGACGTTTTCCAGAATCGATGTAAGTTCGATTAGGCAGATTCCGCTGACCGTACAAACGAATACGGACACCGGCAGTCCCAAGTCAATGTGTAGGTTGACTTCGTCGATGAACCATGCCGTTAACGTGAGGATGACGTAGGCGAACTTGTGGCCTAGTCCCTCACGCATTTTTTTGGAACTTAGATTATCCTGCATGATGGCTTTCGCCACGCCTGTGACGTAATCGGTGGTGATGAAGAACGTTACTGCGATGGCACACCATACGTCCGCTGTTGTCATTGTTATTGTTCCTTTCTATTTGCCTAGCAGTTCTCCGATAATCAGACCGAAATCCGCTTTGACTTGGGAATCATCGAATCGTATTTTACCAAGTCTGTAGCCGGTGGTGAGCCGTCGTATAACATCATCCGACTTTTTGACATACCACGTTCTTTCGTCAACATGGTTCGGGTCAAGCGTATAGACGGGGCGATTGTTGTCTTTTGGAATACGCCGTGAAACATATTGTGAAACACGTCCATCGCGTTCGGACACGGAAACCCACACCCCAAACCGCGCGTAATCCGTAGTGTCCAAAATGTAAGACAGCTCGCCGTTTGACGGTATAGGCGCCAGTAATGTGTCCGACTCGTCACGGAACTTGTTACGTATCGCATAGTCGGCATAATCGCCATCGTATTGCTCCAAGAATTTGCCGAACCTTGATTTGGCGACTTTTGCCGAGAAACCACCATAGTCTGCTAGTTCGAGACAGATAAACCCGCCGCAATAGAGTTTGTATTGTTGTTGGTTGGCTTGCTGTGCGCCAATGTCCAACCGGTATTTGGCGAAATATGGATTGGCCTTTTGAACGGCGTTCGATAGGAATAGAACTTTTGTTCTATCCTGCCACCTGTCCACCGTATTGTAAAATTCGGAAAACGAGTTTACCTCATTACTTAAAAAACGCAGGTTATCGGGGAAAATCTCGTCGAAAATAATCAAATGCACTTTCGGGTAGGCGACTGACTTGAGTCCGCCAGCCTGAGAGAGGGCCACAAAATAGCAGCATGTCCGCCAATCCTTCTCATCCCAGGAAGTCTTATGAATCTGCCCCTTTTCACCGTTGACACGAAATTCGTAGGACGGGAAAAATTCCTGAATATCCTTGAAAAACGTCTCTTTCCTGTGCTGTTCCACGTCCGTACGGCGCAAATAAATGAACTCGCGGTCGTGCTTGATGTACTCTTTGATGCCGTATCGTTTCGCGGCGAACGTCTTACCTAGGCCACGCGCGCCTATTACAAAATTCCACGGGGCGTTTCGCGTCAACAGATTGTGCAAATTGTAATAATCGCCCTCGTCAAGCGTTTGCAATGTCATGTTTGCAACCCTCCTAAAACTAGTGGAGGGCGTGCGCCATGACTCGCACGCCCTCCACTAACCTATCATATGGCAGCCGTTCAAGGGGGAAAGGTCATCATACAACCACTGCCACTATTAAGTATACCACACTTTTAGAATGCGGGTGGATTAGACTTGCCATCCCACACCGAAAGCAAAGAATACGCTTGGTTGTATCGCGTCGTGTACGGCCCGAATGGAAACGTTGACAGAATATTGTTTTTAAGCTGTGCGAGGTTCGATGCTTTCGGCACTTTGAGCGCGTTGGCGGGCGATTGGTGATACGCCGTTATCCAAAGAATCTGCATTTTTACATCATCGTACTGCTTCGGATAGCCTGCATAATCCTCCGCAAACTGTTTACGTTGGCCGTCACGCGACTCACTCCGCCCCGCCCATGTGCGGAACGCGGCCGCTTCCGCCGAAGTGAGCGAACGTTTGAACGTGCCGCCCGACTCCATAAGAGACGCGATTTCAGGCGCGGACGCTTTGAATGTCGTGTATCCGGCTGGGTCGGCGGCCTTCATGGCGTTGAGCACTTGGAGTCGGCGCTCGAAACTCCATTGCGCGATGCCAATGCCCTGCAAATTGGCTGCTTCTACCGCATCCCAGCGTAGACCGGCCTCAACCGTGCCCACCACATATAGGGCGTAAGAGTTTTCCGGCGATATCGAGGTGGAGGGATGCGCTTGTCCGTTATCGCTGGACGGTTGGGATTGTGACGCCTTTTCGGAAAAATTGTTGGCGGTTGTCTTATAGAATATGCGAGTTCGTGTTCCGGCGTTGTCGCTTTCATGTAAGTAGAGGTTGCCGCCTTGCCAATGTATCCACGCGCCACCACGTGCGGAGTCGGCGGAACCGTGACTATTGTCTCCTGTCGGATTCTTTTCCGTCGAAGTCGTGCCACCTCCTTCGCCTAGTGCTTTCGGGTGCAGATACCCCAGAAACGCCGTCAAGTCGAAACTCATGCGCTGCGCGGGATTAGGGTTTTGCGATAGGACGGTGATGCGTCCGTTATGTACGCCGTCCTCCATGACAATGCTCACGTGGGATCCGGTGTGTTGGCTTGAGAAATTCCAAAACGCCACGTCACCTTTGACGGGAGAATAGTCAGCGGGCTTCTTCTCGAAAACCGCAGCCATTTTTGAATTGGTTGGGAACCGAGTGTAGTTGCCTTCCGCATAGCCGGTTGGCGTGATGCAGTCGCTCACTGACGCACCGTATAGGTCCATGCAATATTTGGCCCACAAATCCCAACATTGAGCACCATACGCCCCGTCCATATCCCAGTAGCGGCCCTGTGTTTGTTTTATCCACTCGTCAAAAGTAATAGCCATATCCTTATTATAGAGGATATGGCTATTACTTGGACTTAGGATGGTCTGTCAGCTCTCGTAGAGATAACCGTCAGTGGGACGTACCCTTATTTTCCATGCGCTCTTGAAATTGCGGTTGACACGCAGGTAGAGCCGGTACTTTTCGTCCGGCAGTATGACGCTTTTATTGTTTCCGGTGATTACGTCGCCATTCTGCCCATTGCTGTAAGCCCAAATGATGCGTGCATGGTCTCTGTCAAGGACAAATGACGCATGCACTGCGACACTATCGTCATTGCCGACAACGGGCGTCTTGGTATCGGTCGAGTCAAAAGGCACAGTGTCTTTATTGTTTTGATAGAATCCGCCGAAGGTGGCGCCATTACGGCGCACACCTGCGATAATTCCAACCTGTCCAGCCTTCTTGTTATCCTCCCACGGCTCTATATCCGTGCTTTCCTTGACGGCCACGACTGCGATATTGCGCGTTTCCCCGGCCGCACCGGTCTGTACTCTGGACATGAAGCCTTCGAGGTCGATTGACGTCGGTAAAGTCACCTGTCCGACTTCAACAAGTTCAACAGCCATCTGCCCATCGGCGTCACCAAGCTGGAACAGCCCGTCCGGCGCGAGATACGTGCTCTTGGCTCTGTCGGCTTCCGAGACGTCGACATACCCTTGCTGGCCGTATACCTGGAACCGCGTTGGACGGATAAAAGTGTTTTCGCCGGTGCTGAATGGCGTGAAGTTGCGGCACATCTGTTTTGTCGCATAATCCGGCCAATTGGACGTGATGCCATCCACTCCGAGCTTGGTGACACGCTCGTAGGCTACTGGGTCGTTAATCAGCCACGGGTTGATCTTGACCCCCGCCGTATGCGCGGCGCTGACCATTGTCGACGTCAATTTGTCTTCACGCGGATTGCCGCAGAAAATGCCCGCATTTTTCATGTCGGTCCAAGAGTGCGGCATGGTGTCCACATCCCACGTGTACGACACGTATTTCGCGCCGCCCCGCACGGCACGGACGCACTGTTCCCAGCTGAACGACGTCAATTCGTGGATTGAGGTTGCGCCATACTTGCGCAGTAATTCCAGCATGGCGTCGGTGGTGGCGTTGTTCAGCGACTTGATTTCAAAGTCAACCGGACTATCGCCCACCGCTTGGAGCACCTGCTCCATGCTTACCGGCTTGCCGGTGTTTCCGCCATGTACTTTCGCCTTGACTTCGCGACTCATAAAATCACTGTAGGTGATGGAAGACACGTTTGCCGCAGTGCCTGTCATGGTTCGCGCGGTTGAGGTGTCGTGCAGGATCACGGGAACACCGTCCGACGTGAGTTGCACGTCGATTTCGGGCACGTATCCGTGACGTACCGCCCACATGATGCCTTCCATCGTGTTTTCGGGGAAACGGTAGGAACCACGGTGCGCGTGAATGATGAGGTGTGAGTCAAGCTTGCTGTCGACACGTGTGTTCGCAAACTCGTCCACCTTGGCGGCGGTGTTGTCCAGTTTGGTTTTTTGCGCCGTGGCGTCAACGATTGAGCCTGCTCCAAGTGCGGTGAGAATTGTTTTATTGTTGTCGGCCTTGCCTATGGCTGTCGCTGCGTCCGCTCCCGCTTTATCCCATTTGGTTTTATTGGCGGTGGCGTTTGCCGTAGTGTCGGATCCCAACGCGGCGAGGATCGCCGTGTTGTTGTCCGCTTTACCTGCTGCGGCCGTGGCCGCGGCGGTTGCGGCTGTGGCCGCGGCGGTTGCGGCGGCGGCGTCTGTGATCGATTTATCCCACTTGGTCTTCGATGCGGTGGCGCTGTCAACCGTGTTATCACCAATCAGCGCTTTGACCACTTCTTCATCATGCGTTTCACGCGACTCCACGGCTTCGATGCGGTTGAGATGCTTTTCAAGCGTGGTGTCGATGGCGCGCATGCTGCCGTTGTAGCCGTCGCGCAAGTCGGCAGGGTCGTTGTCGCCGTAAAGGTTCAATCCGTAATTATCCGTCTTTGTGTATACGGTAGCCATTTGTGTTTAGTCCTTCTCTCGAACCTGGGTTTGCAGTTGATTCAGAATCTGGTCGATCATGCGCATGGCGCGATTGTATCCGTCGCGCATGTCCATTGGTGCCGCGTCACTGTAAAGCGGCAGTCCATAATGTCGCGTCACATCGTATGCGGCGGAGTCCACGGGCGTGGTCTGCTGCTGACTGTCTGTCATAACCATCAATCTCCCGAAGCGGTGGTGGAAACGAACGGAAGCCCTTCGGCGGTGACTTTGGTGTCGTTGAGGTTTTTGACGGTATACTGGCCGCCGCCTGTTGCTGGAACACGGTTGAGGAGATGGTTAAGCGCGGTGCCGAGCGCGTTGGCGTTGGAGTTGCCCAGTCCGAGAGCGGTGGCGAACGCCGTCAAACCCTCGGGAAGGCTTTCTGGTGTCGGGATTGCGTCAATCCTATCCGACTGCGTTTTTAACGTCGTGTCGAGAATATCCATCGAACGGTTGTACGAGCCTTCGAGATTCGGCGCGTCGGTTGAGCTGTATTTTTCAAGATTGTAGTTCGGTGTCTTCTGTACCATTTGTCTCTCCTTATATTACTGAGCTGTTTTCATGAAATTGTTGACCACGACGCCATTGGCGAGATTCTCCACCGACAGCGGATTGACGGATTCGCCGTCATCCACGTGTACGTCACGTGGCGTGATACGTGGCTCGTCATTATGGAAAATGGTTTTGTTGCCGAGCACGGCGAACTCAAGGCACGTGTGCGCGGCGGCCATTGGCACGGATAGCTGGGCCATTTGGTTGACGCGTGCGCCGAACACCGCAAGCTCACGGTACATATCGCGATTCGTGTTTTTGGAGTCCTCATACTTGCCGCGTGTCGGGTTATAGGTAAGGTCGGAGTCTTCGTACTGTCCGACTTGTTTCTCCAAATCATCCAAGGTTTTGTTGATGCGCTCGAACTGCTCGTCAAAACCGGCCACCAGCTGTTTGATGGCTTCGATGTCCGCGTTCTCGTCTTCGGCGAGATTGTCGAGCTGTTCGCGCAATTCGTCCACATGTTCGGCCACCTCCTGCACGTATCCGAGCACGGTTAACGTGTCGCGGTACGAGAACGGCTGAACCGTCGTGAAATACCGCTGCCGTGAGTCAATGGCCAACGGCGCGGCGCACATGTCGAGTCCGTCCATAATCCTCCAATCTGTCAATGTCAAGTATACTCTAGTGGCCGAGGTTGTAGGCGAGTGACGTGGAATGCAATTGCGGCACGTTGGTCATATTGTCGCCACTGCCCCACATGCCTAAAAAGAGGTTTTCAAGCGAGTTGACGACCATCATGTCAATATTGAGCATGGTGTTACGCCAATCCTGCAAGAGCTGTGATTGTGAACCGCTGGTGCCGAGCGTATGCGACACGCTGTTTCCCTTATCGGACGAGTGCGAAAAATCGGTGTTGCTGGTACTGGACGCGGTGGCGGTGCTGTCCTGCTGTGTGCTCGTGTGCGTGTTGCCGGTCGAGTCCGTCTGTGACGCGGTGGTGGCGTACTTTCGGAAGTCATCGATACGTGTTTGCGGGAACTCGCTGTTAAAAGTCATGCTGGAATTGTCGGCGGTGGTGTCGGACGTGCTATTCGCCGTGGACTCGTTCGATTGCGTGCCGGAAGACTTGCCACTGGACTCGTTCGTGCTGGTCGAGTCCATTTCCTGCCGAATATCGGAAGTGATGAACGGGTCGAACTTATGTTGCGCGGATAAATAGAGTTGGTTGAAATAGTCCATTTGTTCGCGCATGGTACGCCCGAGATAGAAAACGAACATTTGCGGCGTTTCCGAACCAATCTCACGCAACGCGTAGTGTGCTACGATTTTCTCGTTAAGTTTCGCCCTGTATTTTTCGTCGAAAATCGGATAATATTGCGAGCTTAAATGGAGTTTTTCGTCCGTGTCGAAACCGCGTGCGATCAGATTGCCAAGAGTCAAGGTGTAGTCGGCCATACCATCCTTGACCGCATACATGCTCAAGTCCTGCACCATATTTATTCTTCCTCCTTGTTTCCGTCGACGTCCAGCAGGCCGCCGCTGGTGGTGTCGTTCCATTCGATGCCGACAGGATGCCCCGAGTCGGCCATTTGCGGCCACAACCGGTTAATCGTGTCGCAAGCCTGTTGACGTGCTTTCAGGTAGCTCAGGCGGAACACGTTCGTACGACTGTTTCCCGCCGTCACTTCCGATTCGAGTAGTCGTTCCTTCTTTTCCGTCGTGCTGTTGTCGATGCCGAGGTAGTTGACGAGTTCGTTCCACACCTGAGTTTTGGTGGTGATGATCTTATCCGCCAAAAACGGCGTCATGTTGGGGAAGGTTTGGAACATGCCCGTGATATCCGCGGTGTCATACATGTAGATATATGGGTCTCCGTCCTCGCGTGCCTTCATGAGGTTTTCGGCGGTGAGTTTGTTGGTTTCAGACGTGGCGATGATCAGCGGCACGCTGATATTGTCGAGGTTGACATCCAGTGCGCGGTCGGCGATGGCGAGCCGCGTGGCATAATTCCACATGACATCAATCATGGTGCAACGCAGTTGGTTGTCCCAAATCGGCACGCACTCCTTGCTTCCGATTTGCGGGTGTGAGTAATTCGCGGCAACCGGCTGGAATGATGTCGGATTATTATAGTTGTTGACACCGCCGATATTACCCGACGTGACCATAAAACGATGGACGCCCTTGCGTTTATCGGGGAAAAAGAGCGCCAAACCATTCTCGAATAGCGTCAGTTCCAAATAGCGCTCGTCAATGTACGGGGGCAAATTTATCCACTTGAACCGGCTCACCGCCAACATTTCAATCAGCTTCATGTATTGGTTGATTCGTAATGACTGCCGCATTTCAGGTAGGTTAAGATTGCCCCACATCGAGCCTAAAACGCTCTGATTATCCCAGTGCGCGGCCTTTTTCGCGTTATTGCGTTTACCCATTGTCACCGTCCTTGATACAAATGATGGAGAGAGTTTATTACGCTCTCTCCATTATATCTAGTATGCGATACCTGATAGTGGCGTATTGTCCGCATAATCCGTGACGCCGATTTTGTTGGGGTCGGTCCAGACGGTTACGCCACTCTCGAAAATGCCTTTCACAGTCAATCGATACTCTTCCGGGCACGTGCTCGAACGCACGTACAGCTCATGCACTTTCCAGTACGTGAAATTGGACATTGCCATGAGATCTTCCGGCAGCTTCATGAACCGTTGCACGTAATAGCCGTATCTTAGCCATACTTCGCCAATGGAGCGCATGGCGGCTGGTGGTATCTGCCGGAAGCGCACCATCACGCCAATTAGCCCGTTGGCAAGATTGAACGCGTCACCGCCCAACGCGCCGGACGTTGTAGGGGGTATCGTTTGAGTCTGTTGCACCTGCGCGTTGATGCCCGCAATGGTGTTCTCGTAGTCCCCTTGGGCCGTGGCTTGTGCAAGTTGCCTGTTCATATCCGCGAGTTGCATTGTCTGTTGGTTGGACAAGTTGGTTTGCGCAAGGCTGTAGGCGTTGGCCTGTGAAGTCGACGCGTTGTTGGTCGTCTGCGTGTTCGCAAGCTGCTGATTAGCCGTGCTCACATTATTATCGTAGGTCATTTGATTGGTCCATGCGCCGATGGCCGTGCCTGCGATGGCACCGGCCACACCGCCGACATTACCCGTTACGGCGGAGCCAACCGCGTTCGCCATACCGCTGCCAATCGTGTTCAGCTGTGACATTTGGTTATTGAAACCGAGGTTTTTCAACGTCAGATCGGCGCCCATCTGAGCGCTTTGATTGCTGATGGCGTTCATGGCATTACGGTTGGACGTGCCAAGTCGATTCTGGGCACTCGCGTACTGCGCGCCTAATTGTGCCTGAGAGTAGGCGTTGTTGATGCCCATTTGGGTTTTCTGAAAACTCCAATCCGCGCTCTGCTGCGCGTATTGGCGCGTGTACGCGGAATTGGCGAGGGCGAGGGCGCTGCCGTTGTTGACCGTCATGAAGGTTGGGAAATCGGTGATGCCGAAACTGGCGTCAAGCATTTCACCGGAATCAATCGGCAAACCGGAATCGTTCGGCAACGGGGATTGTTCGCTGACATCTCCGGCGTTATATCCGAGCGGATAAAAGTTGAGTCGCGGAGACGGTGGCGCGTAGTCCCATGACTCGCGGATAGTCAGGTCAGCGCTTGGAATCTGCTCGGGATTGTAAGTGATCACGGTACCGTTGAGGCACGAGCATTCCAATATGGCGTATGGCGCGGTGCGGAATTTTTTGAGATACTTGTAGCGTTCGGGGAGTTTGAAATTGTCGCGGAAGTCCTTGATATGGATGATGTCGGCGTAGCGGCTTTTAGCATCATTATGGCGTACCTTCAGGCGGTAGCAGTCGCCACGCCAGTCAATCATATGATTGAAGAACACGCCCGGCTTCTGCTGCTTTTCTAAAAGGGCTTCCGGAAGTTGGGGGATGGCGTAGATGCCGCAAATACCCTGTGTCACCCACGGGTATTCCGCGCCCGCCCCCATCACTGCGAGAAAATCCAGAGCGTCCGAAAAATAGTATAATGCGGTGCCGTTCGCATGGTTTTCGAAAGCGCTGCCGTCCGCGCACGTGATTTTCGGTGCGTCTGCCGTGCCGGGGTTGGTGTCCAATTTTGTGGTGGATACTACGATCACGCCGAAGGTGGTGTAGCCGTTCGTTTCGCTGATCAAAGTCTTATACTGCTGTCCGGTGACCACCATTGCCTTGCCGGTGTCCAGGCCTTCCGGTAGGTCGAGATAGGTGCGGCCCCAGTCTTTCCAAGCGTTTTCGTTCGCAATCCCGACATGACCCCTTTCCACATAGGCGTTGTCCAATTGGATATCGTGCTGGAAGCTCTGCCACACGTCAAGCTGGATATTGAGCTGTGTGGTGTTGGCGTTGATATAATCGCACGTCTGGATAAAATAATACCAACTACGGGGGGTGTCGAAGTCGTAGTCGTTCGTCGCAATCAGATAATTATACCGACATGCTTGCGCGAACGGCACCGGCAGTCGTACCGGAAGGCCGTATTTCGCCATGGTGCAATTGGAGAATTCGATACCGTCCAGACGCTCGAAATACTCTTTCTGAGCAATCTCGTCCCACTTGACAATATCCCTGTAACCCATATCCCAAGGCACGTTACACAACTTGAACCGTGTGTTTGGTGTCCATTTCGCGTAACTGAAATTGATTGGCAAATCGTTTGCGCTCATAAAGTCCTCCTAAAAAACAATAGGTGCGAGAATTGTCTTCTCGCACCTATTTTACTAGCCGGCGTCTATTGTCAGGCGATGACGGTGACTCTTGCCGTTCCAGCAGCTCCCGCGAACTTCGCGGAAACGTTGGCGGTGCCCACTATGGTTCCGGTTAGTACGCCGTCGGGAGTGATGGTTGCGTTGGCGGCCACAGTCCACATGGCGAGGTTGGTCACGTCTGCGGTGTTGCCGTCCGTCTTGGTGGCAATCGCCTTAAGTGCGATATGACTGCCTTTACTAACGGTTTTCTCGCCCCGAATCTCGATGGACTCGATGGCGCCGACCTTCCAGCCACCGAGCCAAGTGCCGACCACCGGCACGGACAGTGCGGCGGAAACCGTCTGGTCAATCTCGGGATGGGCTGGGTCGACGTAGGTTGCCTGAGCCGTGACCTTGAGCACTTCGGCGGTTTCATCCAAACCACACCGAAGGACACCGCCGTTATCGATGGTCGTGAACTGCGATGTGGCGCCCTCGACCTTGTATTCGATGCCAACCGGCTGGAACGACGCCTCAGCCTTGTTCTCGCTCGAAATGACGGACTCAACCTGCACCAAGTCGCCACGCGAAATATTTTCGGGGGTGATGGCGGACTGTCCATACTTGCGCACGCGCAGGGTGAACTCCGGCTTCGAGGTGGCGAGCGTGTCCGGCAGAGTCACGGACTCGTTGGAGCCTTCGCCTGTCCAGAACAGCACGGCGTTCGCAAATGGATTGGGAGTGATGGAGCCGCGGTGCTTGTAGAAAATGTTTCGGGTTCCGTCGATCGGGTTAACGGGGCTGGTCGTGGTTTCCAGCATTTCGTCCCAGCAGAAGAAAAAGTCTTCCGTGGTCAGAACCGCCTGCACCTTACCAGCCGCACCACCGATGCCAAACATGTCTTCCGGAATCGGAATGATACGATACGGCACGTTCACCTTGTCAATGTTGAATGCGGCGGCGAGGGCTTCAACGTTGAGCGCGGCGATTACCTGCGGTGTGGCGAAGAGGATGGCTTCGGAATCGCGCCACGGAGTCACCCAACTCATGGCATTATATCGTGGCATGGCGCTCATTGGCGACGCTTTGAGTTCGTTCGCCACCTGCTGAATAAGGCGCAATAGCCCCTTGGCGTCCGCCTCGGTTGAGTTCGCGGCACCGACATCGGGGGTATGCACGCGATAGAAGCCACCCTTACGCGCGTACTCCGCAAAAGTCTGCGTCTTCATCAAATACATATCGTTCCTATCCGAGAGGATAGGTGCGTTCATGATCTCGCTGATATAATCCGACATGCCACTTTCGCCGTCGAACGCGGTAAGCAAGGCGTCTTCGGGGATAGTGACGGGGTAATAATGGTCGAAAGTAAGGGGATGGAACGCCGAAGCGGTCGGCAGCGAGTAGCGGCCATACACGTCGTCGCCAAGATACTCTTTGTTGAAATTGCGGGTGCGGGCCTTGACGAGGCCAACTGCGGCCTGTTCGTAAGTCGACCCGTAGCGCTTGAGAGTGCGCGGCGAGCCAATCAGCTTCAACGGATCGTCCCAGTCCGCATGTTGGATGTAAAGACCGATAAGACGCTGGATAAGTACCCCCGTGAACTCGTCGCGCAAGTATGGGAAGTTGCGCATGGTGTCCACCGCGTTGCGGATATTGCCTTGAGTCGCTGACGGGATGCGCACTTGGAACTGCGGTGAGGTGGCGGAACGCACGGCGTTGAAGATCTCAACGTCACCTTTACCTGCAAGTGGTCGAACATTGGACATTGTCTATACCTTTCTTTTAGTCAAACAGATCTTCGATCGACTCGCCATCATTATCGCCGTCGCCGTCATTGTCGTTATCAGACGGTGCGAGGTCGTTGTAACCGAGCGTGTCCATCATGGCCTTGAGTGCGGCCAATTCCTTTTCGATACCGTCAAGTCGCGCGCTTATGTCCGGTTCGGACGGCTCCGGTTCCGGTTCCGGTTCTTTCGGCCTGACTTCATCATCCACGGTTTCCGTCTGCCGTTCCTCTTCGGTCGGCGGCGGAGTAGTGGTCTCCTCTCCGTCATTGTCTGGGTCTGCCATGCAAATTCTCCTTACGTTGGTAGAATCTTTCCTTCAAAATTATATCATGCGACGGGAAAATAAAATGACCTCCGCAATCACGCGGAGGTCTAAATGTCCTATGTGAGCATCAAGTCGAAAATCGTAGGGCGCTACCGCCACAGTAGCGACTCCATAGCCGGCGGCATTCTCAGCCGTGGCGATCCGACCCATGTCATTCCCAGTCGAAAATCAATGCTCAAGAAGACATGGACATTATAACACGACCATTGTGCCATAATCATCCATGACTTGTGTTCCATGCCGGAATTGTCCGTATGGAATAGGTTTCGTGAACATGTTTCCGGCCATGCAAACGTCCGTTTCACCGTCATCCCGCCATCCCTGATAACGGTTCATTCCGAGGATGGTCAGTTTCTCGTATCGTGCGGCGATTTTCCACTTTCCAAGTTCGGTGGGGTGTATGTCACATGACCTCACCGGCTCCCAACCACTTAAAATACAACCGTCCGTGTTCGCATACAGTAGCCGGTCGGCGTTCGCATGACACACGTCCATAAGCTTTCGACGGGCATAGGCGTTGACCCACACCGGCACGGGCAGATAGTCGGTTTTCAGGTTCGATTCCTCACGCTGTCCGATAGTCCAGTCCAACGTGACGCCATCTTGTGAGGTTGGTAGCATGACGGCGCCTTTTGACAGACTCGCCATTTTGCCTACGAGGGCGTTCATGATTAGTTTCGCCATCTGCTTTTTCTCGCCGGTCGATTGTTGTTTCAGTTCCCCCCATTCATCAACGAACGAGCGGAAGAAGCCTTTTGAGCGCCTGAATTTCCACCCCCTGACATGCCTGTAGACGCTCACGTCATAATTCCGATAAAGCAGTTCCTGGTCGATGTCGGTGAGTACGCGCGTGACGTAACCGCGTGTCGAGGTGAGTCGGTTGAGTCCATACACACTTCGATTGTCGAGCAGAAAAGGGTATCCGTCCGGCTTCAATTCCGCGCGGAACGTGAGTTCGTCACAATGCAACGGCATGTCGTCATCATCTTGGATGTATTTGCCTTCGTATGGTTCCGGTTCGCCCCACGGAAGCCATTCATCTCGCAATATGGACGGGTACATGGAATTGCAGTCAACGTCGATGGCCTTGCCATACGCCCCTTCTTTGACGAGCATGAAACCACCGATATAGGCGTCATGCAATGACTTTTTAGTTTCGTTCTCAAGTTGTGGGAATTTGTCGTAATACCATTTCCACTCGCCGGACGCGAACGCCTCCATGCTCGCACCGCCCGCCGTTATTTTGCATAAGCCACGATCATCGTATTCCCTCAGGATGTTGAGCAATTGCGTGTCGGTCATGGTGATACGGCAGTTCTCACGTAAAAGATTCGATATGTCAAAAAAGCGGGCGGAATTTTCGCGGTCGATACGCACGCTAAAGCTGAAAAACTTGCCTTTTTTCGAGACGATCGCGTCCCAACTCAGGTTGGAGTTGTGTTCGTTGTGAGGGAGGGAGTGTACGACGTGTGCGATAAACGGTTCAAGTAATTCTGGATCGGTCATGTAGACGGTGAGTTTGCCGCCTGACATAATGGACGCCAAAAGGCGGTTGGGCGCGGTGACGTCACGCAGGACGGCGCCGTCCGTAAAGCGTATGACGTTATCCGCGCACCACAGTCCCACTCTGTTATCTGGCTTGGTCATGGTATAACTTCCCTTGCTTGCTCGTCCGCTACTTTTCCAGTGCGCCCGCTTCCGTCATCCACCTGTCAAACTGCTTGCGGGAACGCTGATAACCCTCACCATTGTTTCGGAATATCGATGTGAAACCGTGCCGAACCGGGTCGTATACCGTCCAGTCGAACACAATACGGGGGGCGTCGGTCTGTTCGATGAACGCGCGTTTTTGCGCGGCGGACAGGCTGCGGAATCGTTTCAACCGTTTCGAGCCGAGCGTGGTTGCCAGAATCTTCTCGAACACTTCGTAGCGTCCGCGTGACATGTATGACGGCCATTCATGCTCACCGTACAAGTCTTTGGCCTGTCTGCCGGTTCCCCGCTTTTTGGACGGTCTGCCTTTCCGTTCGGTACGCAACCCTAGTATTTCGGCGGCGTCATGCATCTGCTCAAGCAGTTCGTCACGGTGGCCGCTTTCCAATTGGGAGCGAACAAAAGCCTCATCTGACAGCACGTTCGTCATTTGAAGAAAATCGGTGAGCTTCGACGGGATGATCTGGTTACGTCCAAAACCTTCACCGGTGGTGCCGGTGATTTCGGCCACACGTTGCTCGTACACGCTTTTTGCAGGCATGGCTTGAGATTTGTTCCATTCGTTGATTTTCCGTCGTGCCGCATTGATTTTCCGCTGCTGCTGTCTGAGCAGTTTACGTCGTTTCGCCACCGGTTCCGCGCTGATCTGCGCGTCCGTGATTGGCGTGCGCTGGGCGAACATGATGTCTTTTTTCGTCGGTTTCTCCACGGCGGTGGAATGATAGGTGGTTGCTTTCGCTTCCGCTACCGCCTGTTTCTTCTGACGCTCCCACTCTTTGCCTAAGGTTTTGGCGATGTTGACTAGTTGTTTGTCGGCGGTTTTGGCGAGATTCGAGTGTGAGTAAGAGCCTAGTTGTTTGATGTTGCGGGCGGCGCGTGCCTGCGCGGCCTGACGTGCCTTGACATGCTTTTGCTTCCGAGACATATGGCACAGTCCTTAAGATGGCGAGAGCACCCAAGGCTGGGTGCTCTCTATGAACGAACGCTACCTAACGATTATAGCAAGCCGCTCACTTGGCTTCCTCATCCACCGGCTCAATGCTGAAAAACTTGAACCCGCGGCGAGAGCGGCGTTCCACCACTTTAATGCACAGCGGTTCCGTCCAAGTGTTCGGCGTGCCGAAGATGCCGAACATGGTGTTAAGTCCGGCGGCGAGAGTCGGGGAGGTGGCCGCGTACGCCTTGTTGTCGTCGGTCACGATAATGACGCGCACGGTATTGGAGATTTCTCCCGTCTGGTCGTCAGTCACCTGCACTGCCTGCGCGACTGCGTTCGTCATGTTCAACGGCTCGTTGAGGTGTTCGTCAAGCTTTTCGGCGTTCTGCAATGCGCTGTAAAGCTTGATTTTGCCTTCACGGGTCGAAGTGTCGATAAAGTGCTGGACGGTGCCGAGTTCGGTGTTTTCGGTGTTGAATGCGACGAGTGCGGTATTGTTGTTGTTTTCCATTGTTTAACCTTTCCTAGATTGTTGTTATTTTGTTTTCAGGCTTGCGCCTAAAATCTTTTATATCACACGTCTTCATTATTTTTAACGTCGGCGTGTCGTTTTGTATGCTCTTCAGGGTTCCACTTCTGCGGTTCCTCAAAGGTTGCATACTTGTAGAAAGTTTCCTCGTTCATAGAGACTTTTTGCGAAAAAATTTCAATAGAACGCGGAATGAAATTCGGGAACAGTCTCTTCGCACGAATCGAATACGCGCGTGCATCCTTCAAGCGTCCGTCGATAACGTGTTCGGCTTCCATAAAATCGCCATCCACCAATTCCATGCCTTTGAGCACGGCATAGACGCGCGTACGGAATATATCGATTTTGGTTCTAGCCAATTTTTACCTCCCTTGCAGTAAGATTTTTTCTAAATCACTATCAGTATAACGAGTCATGTCCAGTCTGTCAAAATTTTTAAACGAAGCAATAATCAAGTTTTGCGCTTGCGGGTTGTCAAAAACCGTGCAACAGTCATACGACGTGCCACCCTTGACCGCACACACCGCACACCATGCAATCAAGTTAGGCGGATTGACGGAGCCGTCCAAATATTCCACGTCGAACGTTCGAGATAGGGCGGCGGCGAGTCCATCCCACATAGAGAGACTGCCCGCAATCTGTGACACCATGACCACCGCTTGCGGAAACCATGCGCTAGGCGCGTCACGCCACAATTCACACAGCATGTTCACGGCACGACAACACGTTTCAAAATCACCCAACCCCATGTCGAACCGCTTCAAATTCAGCTCACGCCTATACCCTTTTGTCGCGCGGACAATACGCTTGCTTTCCATGATGGAATCATCGAAGTCACGCATGCGATAAATTGGACGTCTGTCATCACCGCGCCTAAACATAGTATCGTTCCTCGACGCGAAAATAGCTGATATTCTCAGTATGGGAGCGGATAGCCGCCCACCGTTTAATCAAGTCCGCAGCATCCTTATATGATGGCGCGTAACCGACTTCGATAGGCGGTTTGTGCGCATCCCTCAAATATGCGAGAGCCACGAAAGTGCTATACATGCCTAAACCTCCAATTCGTCAACGAAGTCACTGTCACCATATATCCACATGTCCGCCCACAATTGCCGGTCGGGGCAGCGTTTTGGCGGATTGGTGGCGCTCCGCTTATGCTGTCTGCCAGCCCAGAACGCGCGCAACCGCCAATACCTATCAGCGTCCGGACACGTGCCACACAGCCATGAGTGTATCCAACCGCGAAAATACATGGTTAGACCCTTTCCTTGAGTGGTTTGGCCGCGATGTCCATAGCGTCCAGCACCATAGCACGCATTTCGTTCGCTTTCGTAGGGTCATAACCACACCGCGCGACTCCTGTAGTCAGACCGTACGCCAAGTAAAACAGATGTTGGTGTGTGCAGTATTCAATACGCACGTCACCCCCCATGTGTGGGCTGTTGAATTTTCCAACACGAATATCACCATAACGCATTTTAATCATCCTTCCTAATCACATGTCGAAAGAAAAATCAGTAGAGCGGCGGCGACCAAACACAATGTCACCGTAATGGCAATAAGGGACATCGCCTCACGAAAATCATCGTGCATGGAATCACTCAAGCCGACAACGGCGAGAGAAATGCCCACCACAAACGCGAAAAACAGAATCGCGCATCCAATGAACCGGAAGACCACCAAAGCAACCACTCCCAACAACTAACGAGTCCAGCCAAACAAAGAATAAACTGTATTGCACCAAACATAAGGTCCCCTATATCATTCCAAAAACGACAACAACACCAACAATACACGCGCAGATAACGAGAACAGAAGCGAACATGTCAACTACCCCCTTTCAGCACGCTTGGCAAGCAAAAACGTAACCGCAGGTGTATCTTTCACAAGTCTCATGCGAGAGAATATGTGCGGTAAAGTTAGCATTTTATTTTTCCTTCCCCTTGAATCGGATAACTACAATATAACACAAACAAAACGGCGACACGCCCGAAAACAAAACAAAACAAAATACTGAAACACAAC